TGCTGCCTAAACGCCTGGCCCCGGCTGTCCTGCTCTTTGCTGGCGCCGGCATCCTTAGCACGTACTTCACCCCGATCAGTGGCAACTTGCTCGGTGCAGCCTCACGCTTTGCCTGGGACCACCAACTCAAAGTTGAGGCCTATGGCGCCCCGCTGGCTGCATACGATATCTGCCTTGAGAACCACATGACCCTCAAGCCATTGGCTGAGCGCAAACACGTCCTCATTGGCACTATCGAGTTGCCAGTGCAAGGCGCCACCGTAGTGCTCCCCGACAACGCAGCCCCCTGCCGGCCCCACATCGGCACCACCCGCGTAGGATTTGGCGTTCCCTTTGCTGGCACCCACAACTATCGGTCGTGCCAACATAACGAATTGGTCGGTGTTCGCAACCGCATCACGTTCCCACAGAGCCCGGTGGCACCCAACTACTGGGCCGACATCGCACTGCCGCGCTATCAAGCCTACATGGCGCACCGACGCGAGGCCCATGGCCTGGACAGCACCGCCCCACGCTTGCGGCCGGTGCCCATCGCTGCGTGGCTGGCCCGCTTCCCCGGAGGCAAACGCGCAGTCTACCTCTCCGAGTACCAGCGGTGGTTCAAACAACAGGTACCGCACAATGTCATGTACAAACGCCAAGGCTTCGTAAAGCGCGAACACTGGCCGGTGGACAACATGAACGGTATTGGCATAGCTGACCCACGCATCATCACCAACAGCTCCAAGGCCTTTCAGATCCAACAGGGCCGCTTTACTGTTGCCTACGCCAATCACACCAAGCGCATCCTTTGGCCTGCCACCGACGAGGAAATCCCACCAACCTTCTGCACCACTCGTGGGCGTAACGCCAATGCAATTGGGCGCCTCTTTGACCGATGCCTAAAAGACTTGGGCGGACGCGACGCTGTCGCCTTTTTCAAGTCTGACTTCAACCGCCTCGACCACAGCGTCGGACTGGAGGTTCAAGCTCAATTCGAAATCCCACTTCTGGCCCAGCACGGCGCGGGGCAAAAACGCACCACCACCCTATGGCAAGCCATGCGAACTAAGGCCCACACCAAGCACGGCATTTACTACAGTGGCCCTCCGACCCGCAAATCCGGCGACTCCCAAACCTCAGCCTCCAACGGTGACATCTGCGCAGAGCCAGTCATAGACGGGGTCGCCAAGCTGCGCGGCCTCCCCGTCGACTCAAGCCCGCTTGCGCCACCCGGTAACAGCCTTCGATGGAACACCACCACGCCTGGAGCCCCGGCCCATCCCTACCCTCAATTCAGCCATAGCCTAGGCAACGGCGACGATGGCGCCCATATCGTTTCAAAGCACTTGGCACAGGACTTCCGCCGAGAGGTGCTTGCATCAGCAACAGCCGGCGGGCTTGACCTTGAGCTCATACCCTGCACCTTGGAACACTTAGAGTTCTGCTCTGCTCTCTTCATGCCAAGCAGCGTGGGCACCATACTCACGCCAAAACCGGGCCGCATCATAGTCAAGGGCTTCAGCAGCATCCGACCGTTCCAAAACTCCCAAGCGGCATACGCCTGGCTACGGGGAGTTGCCATGGGCTACAAGGCTGACGTGCGCCACGTGCCAGTCATCAGAACCATTGTCCAACGCACCCTGGAGCTCACCGCCGGCATCAAGGCCAAGCCCATTGTGGACCTCGATCGCGCCCATGTTGAGCACGCCGGCGACGCCAATCGCGACACCTACGTCTACTTCTTTAACCGCG